CAGAGTCAGTAACATAAATTTGCTTAGTGTCGCCTGAGTTATATTTCATGCCCTCACAGGAGACAGACTGCGCCATTATACACGGTATCATGTGCCGCTCTTTTGACTCTCGCTCTTGTTTAGCCGTGTGAGCCTCATACTTTGCCATCATCTGTAAAATCCCTCTGCCATGTTTTCCACACTTGCGGTAATTCCTCAGCAGTGCCTCCTCCTCTGGCGTCATAATAGGCTCACCCATTAACCAGTTTACAGAGCAGTTTAACACCCTTGAAATACTTAATAGCGTAGTGGCTTTTGAGTCTTTTACTTTCCCATAGTAAATGTTTCTCATGGTTTCCTCTGGTATGTTTGCTTTTTCCGCTAAGTCATGCCAAGAAAGCCCCTTTTCTGCAAGTTGCTCTTTAAGTCTTGCGCTTATTATGTGCTCCATACATTCTCCTTTTTGTGGCGTGTCATTGCCGACACGATACCGGCAAAATTTTCACAAAAAAATGTTACCAACAATATTATTTTTTGTCAATATCTGGAATATAATCAAGTCATAATTTTTAGAAATTTTTGTAAATAAAGGAGCAAAGACAAGTATATGGAAAAAGAGTACATAGATAATATAATTCAGCTGTTAAATAAGTGTCATAGCCTTGTATTGCTTGACTTTATTCTAAAACTGTTACAGAGAGAAGTACCACAGAATAATTAAGGAGGAAAACACCATGAGAAACAACCAAGTAACATTAACCGGCTGCATAGCGTCAGAATTTACTTACAGCCACGAAATTCTGGGAGAAAAGTTTTTTACTGCGTACATATCAGTAAAAAGGAACAGTGAGACCACTGACACGCTCCCAGCCCTATTTTCTGAGCGGATAATTGACACCAGTAAAGACTACACTGGACAGCCCATAATCATTACAGGGAATTTCAGATCATACAACCGCCAAGAGGAAAATAAAAGCCGCCTTGTGCTATATGTCTTTGTTTTAGATTATCAGTGGACAAGCAGCAACGAAAACAGCAACAAAGCATTCTTGGAGGGTTATATTTGCAAAAAGCCTATTTACCGCAAAACTCCACTGGGCAGAGAGATAGCTGACGTTATGCTGGCAGTCAACCGGCAGTATGGTAAATCTGACTATATACCGTGTATCTGCTGGGGCAGAAATGCCAGATTCTCAGAGTCTTTAGAGCTTGGCGCTCATGTAAAAGTCAGCGGCAGAATACAGAGCAGAGAATACAGTAAAAAAATTGGAGAAATTGAGAGCAGAAAAACAGCCTATGAGCTATCTGTGTACACTCTGGAAATTGCAATATAAAATAAAGGAGTTGGGTTTTATCCCAGCTCCTTTTTCATCTCCTACAGTTCTGTTATATCCTCTCCACAATTAGAGGCAACTTTATTCACTACATTTTCAAACATAATAGCCTGATTGCTTTTCTTATCTCCATCATACAAGCCAGTAATACCACGCTCTATAAAAAGCAATTCCTGAGTAACGCCCTCTTTATCTTCATAAGTCAGTGTAGCTATCCATTTCACTTTAGTAGAGCCTTTTTTTAAGTTCTGCCCAACGATAGCACCAGCACCACCGAACAGCGCACCGCCAACTATAGCTCCACCTAAGCCACTGCCAGCTTTTGCCAGAGTGGTCTCATCCTCTACTCTAAAACCCTTAATACGCTCATACGGTAAAGTAATATCTGTTTTATCATGGTGAATGTTTAAAACTCTTTCTGCCGGTTTTAACCTCAAACCACAAGCCCCATTCATAGGTATTTTACCTATAGGCTGGAGACTGTCACCAATGAACATAACGCCAGCCTCTTTTTTTTGCTCTTTTTTCTGTCTGATCTGTTCCTTTTCCTCTTTGCTTTTGAATAACCCCATAAGCGCTCCTCCTTTAAAATAGTTATTTGATATTGTTTTCTTTTTATAATATCGTCAGGTTTCAGCCGGAGCATGATAGCCAGCCTGTCAATAAATTTTATATTTATGTGTTATTGTTCTCATTAACGCCATCACTCTTTTATATGTTTCCTCAGTAATATCTCCTACGCTAATCATATAAGACAGCGCACCTATTAAATTCTCTTTATATATTATTGCTAAATATGTATTCCCACGCTTAGCACACTTAAGAATGTCCTTTAACGATGTTTCAATACTAAAACGCACCATGTAACCTCTATCCATAGCCACCTCACTTTCTGCTGGAGCTTAACCCCTCCAGCTGGGCTTATGTATTACATCATGTAATTTCTAAGTTCACTATCTTCTGCCAGTTCACTGTCTAACCATGCTTCATATCCCTCTGGATTTCTTTTTTCTAACTCATCCATTAACCAGCCTCTTACTGTAGGAATGTTTTCGTTCTTGATCTCGCTTGTTAATTCCCACTGTGTAAGTAACTCCTCTAAAGATAATTTGCTGATCATTGCTTTTGCTCTTTCTTCTGCTTTCATATTATTTGCCTCCTTGAGTGGTTTGTTTTGTTGTTATCTTATGTCTATATTATAGTATATTGCTAGCAATATATCAATATACAGAATAACCAAACTTCATCCTACTATTTTGTGCATTTTGTATATTGCTAGCAATATACATTTATGCTATAATAACATTGTAACCAAGGAGAGTACAGGAAAGGAGTTAAGAAATGGAGACTAATGAAATGTCAGGAATTGATTTAAAAACAATATTGGAAATGATAGTAATAATTTTAGAGGGTAGTAAAGATAAAGATGAGGCACTTGAAAAAATCAAAAATCTTTCAATCCTAAACAGTAATAAAAAATAACAATTAAATAGGGCATTGAGTAGGGTGGCACTCCTAAACTTCCTGTAAGCCACCCCACTCTACAAAAAGGATTCTAATACAGGAAGTTAAAAAAGTCAATAACTGGAGGCAGAGACATGGGAGCTAAATACACAGAGGCTCAGAACAAAGCCACACAGAAATTTATTAAGGATAACTATGAGACTATTACAGTAAGGTTTCCAAAGGGAGACAGAGCCAAATATAAAGCTCATGCTGAGAGTAAAGACACCAGCCTTAACAAACTAATCATAGACTTGCTTAATAAAGATATGGAGGGCAAATAATGAATATAGTCATAGATGGCATTTCTCACAAACTCAATAAGATAGAGGAGTCAGAGCAGTATATAGAATATGCTGTTTTCAGAAATGAGGCTTTAATGGGCTATATTACCAAAAGCGGCGCTGAGATTCATTACACCGGCAGAACCACAGAGGGAGAAATTAAAGCCACTGCTGCCACACTCAGAGACACCTTAGAAAGTATGATAATGACTATATTTTACACCCTCAACTATAAAGGAGAGCGCATAATTAAGACGCTGGGAGCATGGACTGAGGGAGCAGAGGTAAAAGTGGAATATGTCAAAAATGACTACGTTAAAAATGGCAGTAGAGTAGTGAGGTACAGCAAAGCTGCTGGAGACTTGTATATAACAATCGACAACAACAAATATTTTCTGTGTGAATTTGAATGAGGGAGCTGAAAAGCTCCCTCTTATTTTTAATCGCTTTGAAATACAACATTGTTAAAACTAAACCACCGCTCAGCTGGCACTTCTCCATCACTTGTAAAGTCTAATATTACAGTTCCGCTGTCAGGGTTAAAAACAAATACAGCATTTGTGCCACCATTTGACGGTACTATAAATCTAAAGGAGTAGCCGTCTCTAGGTCTGAATTGCTGAGGTAACACAGCTATAGTGGTAGGGTGTTCTGTAATGTTCGTTATACGCCCTCTCATGTATACCGTTTTATGTATCTTTCTCACCTGTAAATTATAGCCCTCTGTGTATAATTTCACGCCATTTAAAAGCTCCAAACTCACCCAGCCAGTATCAGCCTCTATTTTTGCTAAAAGCGTGTTATATACCCATGTTACATAATTATTAAGTGCATTGTCTTTCAAATTAAAAACCATAAAAAAGCACCTCCATACCATAATATTTTTCTCAAAATCTTTAGTATTTCAGTGCTTTTATCATTTGTATTTTCTTTTATACGCCCATGTGTGCAATATTTACAGCCACGTCCTCAGTAGGCAATGACACCGCTGTAAATTCCAGCATACCGTCTGCCTGACCTGTACACTCAATCTCAGCTGCTGAGTAATTTGTTACGCTGTCATCCGCTGGCTGCACCAGTACCGTCTTTGTGGCGTTCATGCCTGTAACGTCTACAGACTGAGTATAACCAGCGTCTGTAGCTGTCCAGCCTAAAGCTGACAAGGTAACTGTGAGGCTCACCGGCAGCGCTGTAACTAACATGGTCTCTGTGTTCTCGTTAATCAATCCCTGTAAACCACTAAACCACTCATTAAAAATAGCGTTATACTGTTCAAATAATGTAGTAGTGTCCAGCTGATCAATAAGACCAGTAACCCAGCCGCAAAGCTCTGTATTACCTCTGGTGTCCTCAATGTTTGCCGCTGTGACTGCACTGCTGCCAGCTGGGATATAGACATACGCCAGACAGTACTCGTTTACAGTCTCTGAGCGTACCATAGACGGCTTTACTGGAGTTGTGGCATAATCACTATACTTAATGTATGGCTCTGCTGTCCTTGAGGCGTTTGTAGTGTCTACCCTGACGCATACGGCAGCATAACGGTTTAAAGTTACGTCAGACGCCTCCAGAGTAATTAAATGAGGCGTGGTGTTATTAACCCACTTCCTACTAAACCAGCCACGCCCTGTAGCAATCTGGATAGTCATACCAGAGGACGCCTGTACCGCCAGCTTATTCCCTACAGACTCAAAAACGCCGTTTGTAATAAGCCCCTCAAAAATGTTACTCATCTGCTCAGCGTTATACAGCCTGTCTCCGTTTATGCTGTTAAAAAATCCTGAATCCCACATAAAAGCACCTCCTAAATATTAAACTGTGGTATTAACTTAGTGCCAGACTCATCCACTGACTCAATGGCGCTTAATACCATGACGTCCTTACTGATACCGTACTTATTAACTACCGTCACAGTATCACCCAGAAAGAAGTCTACACCATATTGAAACGTTATATCACTCAGCACCTCACCACTAAAGCCCTCAGTTATAACCTTTTCTGCCAGCGCCTCCTGTCCACGCTCCTGTAAAAGCTCTATGTATTCCTCCAGAGTAATTTCGTCCTCTGTGTCCTTGTTCTGGGATATGTCTCTGGCGTCTGTAAAGGTCTCATACCTGTCCAGACCACTCACGCCGCTGTCTATGCTGGCGGTTATTCTTGCTGTACCCTCACCCTCACCAGCCACAAGGATAACATTGGCGTAGTTTTCACTATTCAGGGCATAGGAGGAGTTTACAATATTGTCAAAATCGTCACTGAATACCACATGAGGCAGCTCGTTCTGGTTATTTTGTGAACGGTCTGAGCCTTTAATTACTTCAAAGACCAAGGACTTATTATAGATATAAACATCCCAGCCAAAGCCATAGGTGGAGCAGAGCGCTATCATAGCCTCATCCATATGAGCGCCGGTAAACTGTTTCTTTACAGTTTCCGTGTAACCCTTTTCCTCACCCAGCACTAAATTAGGTATAACTCTGTTGCTGTCTGCTGGTGCTATGGCGTTCTCAGTCACCAGACGCCTCAGAGCATACTCCAGTTTACTGTTTAAGTTGGTCTGTTTCCATATGATTCTCTGATTAAAAATAAACTTCAATTCTCTGCCGGTAACGGTGTAAAAATCACCCTCCTCAGCGTCAGTAGTAAGCTCAAAATTTTTAATAATCATCACCTTTTTATAGGTCACATTCCCAGCCTCATCCACAGCAACATCAGGCTCACGCACAAGGTAAAAGTCCTCTTGGAGCAGTGCCACAGCCTTGGCGCTGGCACGCAAATAAAGCTCAAAGTCTCCCACGTCATAATATGCCGGTCTCCAGATAAGACTGATAAAGTCGTCAATCACGTCCACCATATTAAGAGACTTGTCTAATACGTGCAATATCATCCTACACACCTCCATAGAGTACAGACGTCCTAAAGGTAATCTGTAAGTTACTGCTGCCAGAGTCAGCGCTGTAAGTAAATACGTTGTCACCGGCTTTTAACTTAAACCATGTACTATCTGGAATCATGTAGCCCATAATGTTTCTACTTGCACCGCTCCTGATCAGAGTAACAGACTTGTGGCTCATGTTCGTATTTATAATAATTTCGTCATCTGCCTCCATGGTAAAGTCAAAGCTGATATGTGTACGCTCAAACACGTCATATACTACTGGATTGACCACCGTACCATTTGCATAAAGGCTTATTATAATACCGCTCTCCACGTCTCCAGTGTTTATAATGGACTTTCTTACATTGGTGGACAGTTTACTAAGCTCAACACCCTCAGCCGGTATAGCAAAAGGAAAACTGAACAGGCTGCTAATATCACTGAAATAGGTTACTAAATCATCCACAGCTTTAAAGTATGGCTGTGGACAAATAATGCTAATCTGAGCCACCTGACCTCTTGCGAACAGGTCACACTCTATCAGCTCCACAGTACCCTCTATGTAAACATCACGGCTGCCGTTCTTGAAATATACCGTCACTGTCTTTTTGATAGGAAAATACTTATAGAGATTTATACGGCTGGTCTCTATGTCTCCCTGAATAGCCATATAAATAACTATATTTCTTGCTCCCACCTTTACGCCGCTTATAGTAACACCGTCAGAGGTGGCGTTATTGGAAGTGTGGAGCGTTGCCTGTGGAGGCTGCAAGCCTGTAATTTTATAGACGTTATAATTTGGAGAGGTGGAGAGGTTTAAAACCTCTCCCTTGTCATTTTTCACTTTTAACGTATACATTACACACCTCCAGCATAGCCCAGTAAATTCTTGGACTGTCTGTAAATCTCCAGACGGCTCAGACTCTTAGGGCTGTAATTATTCTGAGTAAAGTTGTTTACAACGCCACCTGTGGAGGAGCTTGTACCACCAACACTAGACAAGCCATTTCTGGCGCTGTTCACGGCGTTAGTTGTTAAGTCTCTCATGGAGTTGAGCGCACTCTTGGCGTTCTTTTTGACGCCTACAGCTATGCCCTCAGGTATCCATTTACCCACCTCATCAGCAAAAACTTTTGACGGCGAGTTAATACCCAAAGCGTCTTTGGCTTTGTCCACTAACCCAGACAGAGAGCTTTTAATACTGCTATAAAGCCCACTGATAGAATTACTAAAGCCTCTACCTAAGCCGCTTACAATATCAGAACCAATAGAAACAAATTTCTCTGGTAATCCCTTAATAGCGTCTACAATGTTATTAAACAAGTTTTTTGCTGCATTTTTACCCTTTTCTGCTAAATTGTTCCCCCACGTAACCACTACGTCAATAGCATTAGAGAGCCAAGAGGATATATTGCTAGGCAAATTTTTGAAAAAACTTACAACATTGTTAAGGAAATTTTGACCAGTTTCTTTAGCTTTAGTGGTCATATTAGAGCGCCACTGGGTTACATTGCTAATAGTTTTTGTAAGCCACGTTGCCGCTTTGGATGGTAATTGCTTTAGGTAGTTTATAGCTGTGTCTACAAATTCTTTAAATTTTTTGTTATTATCATAAAAATATTTAAAGAGTCCAGCAAAAGGGTTAACCAAAAACAGTAAAATGCTCTGCCAATTTGCCTTAATCCAGTCAATTAAGCCAGAAAAGAAATTAGGCACAGTTTCTGTAAAAAACTTTCCAATGCTCTCGACCGCTGCCCCTGTAGCATTTTTGATATTCTCCCAAAGTCCTAGCCAGAAGTTGCGGAACGCCTCACAGTTATTCCACAGATAAATAAACGCCGCCACTAAAGCCGCTATTGCTGCCACTATCATACCGAACACACTGGCTTTTTGAGCTGCTGTTAAAGCCCATTGAGCCGCCGCCATCCCTTTTATTGCATTCGTTGCAGAGGTAATTAAACCAGCCACTTTAAACGCCGCAAAACCAGCAGCAATGCCAACCAGCCCAGCAATGGTGGCGTCTTTATTGTCTAAAAACCACTTTACTCCATTCACAATAGAGTCCAGCGCATTTTCCGCAAAATTCACCAGCTGATCAGATAAGTCCTGTATAGCTGCTTGTGTAGCTGGGTCATCCACCCACGCTTTAAACTTATTAGCCAGTTCATTTAATTTAGGCAGAATATTGTCACCTATAGGCATTAAAATAGAGGTTTCCAAATTTCTTTTAATGCCAGTCAGTGCCTCACCTACAGTATTATATTTAACACTGTTAATCTGAGCCAAAGCGTCATTTGTTAGGGTGATTTCTCCATTCATGTCCATAAGGGCTTTAATGCCGTCAGCGCCTAAGTCCTCCCACATAGTACCAAAGAGACCAACCCCTACAGCGTTTCTTTCTACCTCGTCCTCCATCTCAAAGAGCTTCTTCAAAACTTCATCTGTGGCGCTCCTAGCCTCCTCACCGCCAGCAGCAAATCTGCTTTGCAACTCAGCTATAGAGCCAGCAGTTGCTCCAGTACTTGACTCTAAACCGTTCAAAGTGCCTTTAAGTGCCTCAATTTCTGCCGCATACTCAGCAATTTTTTCAGCATTTTTAGACTTTGCTAACTCATTTGAGCTGTCAGTAAAATCAGTCTGCTCTATAAGTAAGTTTTTAAGCTGAGTTTTAGCCTCCTTTAATTTTTTTGTATACTCAGCTATTTTGTCAGCATTTTTAATTCTCGTTAGCTCAGAGGTTTTATCATTAAAATTTTCTTGCTCTAAATTGGCATATTTCAGCTGTTTTTCAAGGTTATCAATAGTATCAGTTAATGAGGAAATTTTCTGTTCATGCTTTTGTACATTCGTCTTTGAAAGCTCCTCTGATTTTTTATTAAGTTCCTCCTGTGTTTCCGTAGCCTCTGCCAGCTTTTCCTCTAAGTCTTTAATTTTGTCCTTGGTTTTATCTATATCCTCCTGAGAGGCTGCCGCACCATATCCAAGAGCCTTAAAAGCGTCAGTGGTAGACGTAGCTGTATCTTTGGTTCTGATACCAAACTCTTTCATTGCGTCTCCCAGTTTGTCCACTGAGAATGTACCAGCGTCAGTACCATTTTTTAAACTATTAAAAAAGTCCTCAGCAGTATAACCAGCCTGAGCATAATGCACGCCGTATTCATTGATAGAGTCCAGCAAATCCCCATTCTTGTCCAGACCATTCTGAGCGCCCTGAGCAATCAAGTTATAAGCCTCAGTGCCTGTAAGCCCAAACTGATCCATTAACATTTCAGCCGCTCTCATGGACTCATTTACTTCAAAATCAAAAGTATCACGTAACACAAGAGCGTTAGCTGTCATTTCCTCTAACTCATCCGCTCCAATGTCTCCAGCCTGTTTTTTGACCTCTGCCATAGACTGAGCGATATCGTCAAAGTTCTCACCAAGGTTTCTATTATAAATATCTACCATGGCGTCTTTAAACTCTGCCACCTCATCAGCAGTAGCGCCAGTTTCAGCAGCAAAGTTATTCATGGCTTTTTGTGCCTCACCTGAAAAGCTGCCAAGGTATGCTATACCATCTTTCAAAGCACTAACCAGCTGAGTCATTATGTTACCGGCAAATTCAGCCACAGCACCTTTTAAAATAGTAAATCCGTCTCCTGTTTCCGTTGCCTCTTTGCCCATTTCGTCCAGAACCTCAGTAACGTCCTTGCCGGTCTTGCGTGCCGTTTCCTCAGCTTTGGACACTTGCCCCAGTGTGTCCTTATACTGCCTTATTTCCTGTTCAGTCTTATTAACTACTGCTTGCTGGTTATTGATCTTAATTCTGAGGTCATCAGCAGCCTTAGAACCCTCACCCATTTCTTTTACAGTAAGCTCATACTGACGCTCTAAATTTGACAATATGCTTTTCTGTGAGCTTAGGTTACTGTCCAGCTGTTTCAGTTTTGCTTTCAGTCCGTCAGTTGATTTTGTCCAGTCATCCATAGAGGAGCTGACAGCTTTAAACTCACTGTTTGCTATTGCCACCTGACGCTTTGCCTCTTGCATGGATTTTTTAAGTTCTGAAATATCAACCAAAAATTTAGTTGTGGTTTCGTTGTTATTGCTTGGCATGTATTCTCACCACCTTTTTTAAAACCAATTATCTCCAGCCGGTCTGCGTATAACACCTGTTTTCGTTGCACCGGCTGCATTTTCTTTGTTATGCTTGCTGTTATGTATGCCCAGCCGCTTAATTAGCAAAAATACCTCATGCGCTGGGTACTTTCTGACTTTGATAGGGTTTAAATCATAAAAGCGTTCACACAGGGTCACAGTAATATCAAAAAAAGCCTCATATAAGGGTGGTTCTTCACCACCCTCATTTAGTTTTTTGAGCCGTTACCCAGACCATTTAACTCAGCCATCATGTATTTAAAGATATTGCTAAAAAGAGGCACAAGCTCCTTAATATTCGTGTTCCTAAGCTCCTCGTCTGTCACGCCGGTAAAGATTTCTTTCAGAAGTGGCTTTAATTTCTTCATAGCCATGAGAATAACCTTAGCCCATTCCATATTGTCATCCAGTTTATCAATGTCAATAACCTCAATTAAATCCTCCACTGTACCAAACATAATATTTACTGTTTCCGCTGTGTACTGCTTTGCAATCATTTTGCTCTGTGGGTCATAAATATTTAAAACTAACTGCATACTATATCCTCCTCTAAAAAACAGAGCGGCAGTAAACCCCACCGCTCTATTAAATTTACATATTCACTTATTACGCTGCTACCGTTACAGTGTCTGGTGTCTGTACCTCTGCAAAGAAAGTATCCTCTTTAACGCCGATATTTACACTGGTGTCCACATTGACAGCCTTAGCGGTTTTATTGCCAAGCGCCGCAAACTTGTGAGTAGTGTTAATGCCGGTAAATACAAGCTCCTGACCATTTGCGTCTGTACCGTCATTCTTAGTTGCGTGTGTAGAATCTGGAATGTTAAATTTGCCCTTGAGTCTCCAGACAAAAATCTCAGTGCCGTCTGTAGTTTCTGTAATGTAGCCCAGCGCAAAATATTTAGCGTCTCTTTCACCCTCAACAAACATACCCTTGGACTCATCATAGACCTGACCTGTTACCTTTGCCAAAGGTGCAAAAGGAATAGCAGCGCCAGAAATAGTAACCTCATCAGCTCCAGTAGAGTCAATAGTTACCGCCGGTACATTATCATAATAATGAGCCTCAGAGCTGCTTTCTGTGGTACGGCTCAACTCAGCTGCTGCCACAAGTTTAAACGGAGTGTCACACTCAAAAGTGTCTGCGTCATCTTTCAGAATTTCAGCCGCCACTACGCCTCTAATACCTCTGTATTCCTGAATACCATCCATAATATTTACCTCCTAAAAAATCATTGTTTCTGCCGGTAAAGAACAGTTATGCCTCTGCCGGTATGTGTAGGCTCGTCACTCATCACGTCATAACCAGCCCCAGTTACATTAAAGCCAGCATCTTTTAAAAGCACTTTGGCAGTCAATAGGGTACTATTGACCAGTAGAGGGCTGGTACTGTAGAAATTAAGGCTATACGCCCACACTATAGCGCCCTCTGTATTATCAAAAAAGCTGCTGCCATCTGCTGAGTCATTCCAGTAAGTAAAAAAGTGGGCTGGAGGTTCTTCCTCTGGCGCAATACTGCCCTGTAATACTACTGGATAGCCCAGCGCATTCAGTGTCTTTATAAGTAAGTCCTCCATTATCAGCCCTCCATCACTCTTTTAATTACTTTGTTTAATGCCTCAGCCTGTATGTTTGCTATTTCCTTTTGGGTTTTAGCTCCATAAATAGCATTTTTCAGACCAGCCACCGGCGGCATTTTTGGCGTGCCGTACATAAGGTATATACTGGTCATTCCAGACTCTTTAAAATCAAAGCCCACCTTTACGCTGGCGCTCATGCCTTGCCACTCCACAGACATATCAGTGTCTATAGAGTCCTCTGCTCTGCCAGTGGAAAATTTGCCGCTGGCTGGCAAGTTTGATTTTGCCATAGCCTGTTTTATTTTTGGTGTAACATGTTCCTTTGACGCTTTCAGCGCTGACTCAACGCCTCTTTTCATGGTGGCGCTGCCGCCTATTTCGTCCAGCTTAGCCATGTACTCCTCAAAACCTTTAACCTGTAGCCCTATTCTGTTACGTGCCACCTCTAACCGCCCTCACTTTAAACTTTAAAAACTGGTGGCGCTGTTCAATGTCCTCTGGCTCTCCCATAACCTCATAGCTCTTAGCTCCCAGCCTGATCATGCTGGCGCTTGTTATGTCTGGTCTGTACCATGTCTCTACGTTTGCTGTGTCAATCACAACTAACTGCCCATTGACATTTGACTCAGTGCCTCCATACGTTTTAAAACTGCAAAAAATACGCTGCCCTGTCTCTGGATATACTTTTCTGGTAACGCCTTTCACTGTCTCATAGGTAGGGTTAAATAACTCTGCCGGTGTGACAAAAGGCTCACTTGGTCTATAACTCACTATCAGCCACCTCCTCAGCGGAGACAGTGGTATAAACCAGCTGGCTCACTCTCTGGTAAAAGTAGTCTGAGAGTTTACCAGCGCCACCATTGTAATTCCATAAATCAGTAACGCCTCTGGCAATAACACCGGCTGACTTGCTGGAGTTAATTACTGCCTGTGGCACTCCAGCGCTTTCCATGTAAGCTATAACGTCATTCACATAAACGCTTATAGTAGCGTCCTGATAGTCTCCAGTAATGCCTAAAGCATTTTTTACAGCTGTCAAAATAGAAGTGTCAGCCATTGTTATACCTCCTTATTTACTCCAGCCGTAGTTATTAGCCACGGCTGGAAAGTTTCAAATTACACAGACTCTACGCCCTTTTTAATGATGAGAACGCCGTGAGCGTCTACCAGCTTACCGTCACAAATTAAGATACACTTGTTCTTAACCTGATTAGTGTCATGGTCAACCCACTTAACAGTAACCATCTTTAAATTAGAGTTTACAGCGTAGTCTGTAGGTTTCATAAATACACCAACTACGTCACCTGTAGCAGCGTCATCATAGGAGCTAATAAGCTCATCCTCTACAGTTTCAACGTGCTTACCCATAAATCTGTAAGTTTCCTCACCGTTAATACCGTAGTTTGTACGTCCTACCGGCTGACCGTTCTCATCCACCATACCGTCAATGTAGCCGTCAAAGGTTGCCTGATTCATAAAGAAAGTACCGTTTCTGTATGCTTTCTTCATCTTTGCCTTTACCTTTGTATGCCATCCAGCCCAGCTCTTAAATTCAGACGGAGTCATTGTAATAACGTTTGCCTCTGGTACTCTTGGGTCTACAGTAATACCTAAAGGCTGAGTTGTGCCGTTGCCCTTGAAAATAGCAATTTCCAGAGCCTTAACAATAGCCTCAGCTGCTAAAGGTACAAACAGCTGCTGGAATACGTCCAGAGTTGTAACGTTTGCCAGTAATGTCTGGGCAATCTTGCACTCTACGCCAAAGTAAGAGAATGTAATAGAGGTTTTTGCCTCTACCTTCTTGGAGTCGCTGGCTGTTGCTTCACCAATCCATGTAGCCTCTGGCTTAAGAGACAGAATAGGAATAGCCACGCCGCCCTGTACGTCTAACTTACGTACCAGAGCGTATACATTGCCGTAAGACTTAAGCTCCTGAATGATCTCTTTTAAAATTGTGGTAGGAATAACAGCGCCCACGTCTCCAGTAGCTGTAACCTCGTCAGCTCTCAACTCTGCCGGCATAGGTACGTTACGGCACACAAGCTCCATAAATGCCTGTCTGTATTCCACAGTGTCATGTGGGTCTGTTTCTGCTGCTCTCTGCTGTGGTACGCCGTTGCTCATGTTAAATGTAGCCAAACTACGCATTTCTGCACTGGCTGGAGTTTCAACGCCACGGCTTGCCTCACCAGCGTCCTGTCCATTTTCATCTTTTTCCAGCTCTTTCAACTGAGCCTCAGCGTCCTCAATTTCACTTCTAAGAGTTGCCAGAGTCTCACCGATTGCTCTAACCTCTGCTAAATCCTGAGAAGCGTCAGAGCGCTTCTGTAACTCTGCCATTTCTGTTTTCTTTCTGCTGATTAAATTTAATAACCACTTCTTAAACATAATTAAATTACCTCCTGATTTTTTTGTAATTTGGTTTAAAAACTATCTGTTTCTATTTTTTGCTTTCTCCAGTTCCAGAGCAGCCTCATCACTATCCAGTGACTGACGTCTAACACTATCCAGTGTAGTTTTAGCGCTCTCCAGCGCCTCTTTGTCTCTTGCGCTTATCTCTGTACTTTCGTAAGCTGGGAACGTTACGGCAGAGACCTCAAACACCTGACCAATTTTTATAATATGGCGTGTAGGGTGTTCACTCTCTAAGTTTTCCCACCGTTCCTCATCTATCGTAAACATGAAAGACATACCGGTTATGTCTCCACGTTTGATAGCACTGTAAAGGTTACGTGCCTCTGTATTGTTCTCAGTGTCTAAATTGACTCTGATACTCATACCGTTCTCATCCACTTCCAGCTGCATAGTAGAATTTTCATTGTTATTTCTGCTACGTGCCAGAGGTATCATGTCTGTATTGTGATTAACTAAAAATCTGACATCCTTAAGGTCTGACTCTTTCAAAGCTCCAGCCTCAATAATTTCATCAAAATAACCTAAATCAGTTTTTGAATTGTAAACAATAGGTTTGCCGGTAATATAATCACCATTTTTCTCATTGTTTTCTGCTCTGATCTCAAAGCTATACGCTCTGGTTATCGTTTTCCTGTCCATTGTCTCCACCTCCTGTATCATCCTCTTGCCCAACCTGATACTCATTTGCCTTATTTGCGTCCACCCAGTTAAGACTCTGGTAACGCTTGCCTACAAGTTCAGGCAGCGGTCTCAATCCAAAGGTTACACGCTTTTCATTTTCAAACATGCCGCCGGTAGGAGCTAACAGCTCAACCATGCTAATTTTCTGGTCAATCGACATAAAAATAAGGTCTTTTGCAAAGAACATAATTTTGTTACCAAACCCTTTTTCTTTGTCGGTAAACAGCACCTTTGTAAATGCCTGTGAAAAGCTAATAATAAGCGGCTCAAGGGTTTTCTGATAAAACGCCTCATACTGTTCTTTGGTGTAATCGCCCAGCAATATAGGCAGTGACACACCATAATGTCTAAGTATTTTTGTATCAATAAACTCCAGCGTGTTTTTATCAACCAGCTGCAATTCTTTCTTGATTGGTATGTATTCAGCCTTTAAGTCCAGTGGCAAAAATCCGCTCTCTGACTTTTTCAGCTTGCTCTCCAGTTCCTTAAGTGCTGCCTCTGTCTTGCCCTCGTCCAGCATAGTGTTATATTTAATAACTCCATTGATAGCAAAAGAGGACTTCATGGCACTAGCCACGCCCTGTAAAAGCTGGTGGTTAATATCCAGCGTTTTCAGCAAAGCGTCATTGTCTGGCTGCCCAGACTCATTACCGCCCATGTACTGATTAACTGAATATCTGTATTTGAGGTGGATAACGTCACTGTATTTAACCGTATACTCCTGACCGTTATTAAACCTAAATACTACATACAGTTTGCCGCTTTTGTCCTCAAGAAAATGCACCTGAGAGGGCAGTATAGGGTAAAGACCGTCATACTGTTTATGTACTTTTCCATTCTTGTCCGTAACTTCCGTATATGTAGGAATAATAAAGGCGTTGTAATTCAGGAATAATAACCACGTCACCTTTTCCAAAAACTCACTGGTAGTCATTATAGGGTTAGGGTTATTGAGTACCATCTGCAAAGTACTGTTTACCGGCACAATATCCTGACCGCTTTCTCTGATATGTTCAGGCTTTAATTTTTTCATTTCCTGAACGATACAGTTAATGGCTTGCTGCACAACGTCACTGGCGTAAATGTCCTCACCAAACTGAGAGAAGATAGGAGCGTAACCACTCATTACCTCAGCGTATTGCGTTTGTGTAGGGTTTTCTTTTTTAAACAAATTGCTAAGCCAACCCATTTTTTATTTTGCACCTCCTATCATCTGTCTCCATTCCGTCCTGTTCTGCCTATACATTTCATACAGAATAGCGTTACACACAGCGCCGTCTATACGCTTGCTAGGCTCTGACTTCACTATTAAGCACTGCTGTAAATTGTCCACCTTAAGGCAAGCATTTTTTAAGCACCACTTATCAACCTCATTGTCATTGTAATTAACAAGCTGGTGGGTAAAATCAGCCTCCAGCAGTTTTATAGCGTTGCTCAGTGTCTGAGCGTTCTGTAATATCATCACCATTTCGTCTGCCTGTTTTGTCCATCCGTAAAACTCCATACGGTTTAAAAAATCCTTGGCAAACTTCTGATCATAGCCACACTTCCAGAGTTTTATGTTATAGTCCTTATACAGTGAGTAAAACCAGTCAGCTACACGGCTCAGGTCAATATCATTACCCTCTGTAATGGTAATCAGCCCAGCCCTTGCCCACTCTGCATATTTAGCGCCAGCGTTGCGGTCATCTGCACCCTCCAGTTTGCTCTCAGGAATAAAATACATAGTGTGTATATACTTTGTGCTGTCCTCTGGTTTCATCATAAGCACCTTGGCACACGTTAAGTCTGTGGTCTCTGATAAGTCCACCGCTCCCATACACACACAGCCTCTAAATTCCTCTAAGTCATAAGTGGCTTTATAATCATAGTCCTCCAGATTAAGCCACGCCTGAGCGCTGTTTTGCTTGATATTAAAATCCTTGCATAATACAAAAATTCTATCTGCTTTGCTGTTCTTTGCCTTGTCCACCTGTTCGTCCAGATAAGACCACTTTTTAACAATGCCCAGCGTTGGGTTACTTTTTACCCAGCTCGCTCTGTTCTGCCAGACCTCTTGCTCTGAGTCCTGAGTGTATAACCATGGCAGAGTACGCTCTGCCATAATACCGTCATCCTCACCAGCTATAATTTTTCTGGCAGCCTTAAGCTCCTCGTCTAAATAACCATCCACCACAAAGCCCTCTGTGGTCAGATTGATAAATAAAGGCTCGTCCTTAAGACTCTGTGACTGTTCCACAGATTTAGCTATAACATTGTCTTTCATTTCATGGCTCTCATCCAGAAAAGCCACGTCAATGTTACGCCCCTCTTTGTTTCTGGTACGGTCAGACAGCTTAAAAATTTTACTGTTATTGACCTTGTTTAAAATAAAACGCTGGTTTCTCTTGGTGTCCAAGTCCTCAGGGTCTATTAACATTCTCATGGTGTCAATAGCGTCATAAATGAGGCTTGCTTGGTTATCATCATTTGAGCTACACACTATGTCAGAACCGGCATTCCCAAGAAAAAACTCAGACAGACCTAAAGCGCTACACGTTTCACTTTTTGTATTCTTTCTGGCAATCAGGAAAAGCACCTTTTTAAAGCGTCTCAGAGTGGTGTCACTCATTTTAAAAGAGTAGACAGCCTCTATAAATGCCTTTTGCCATAGCATGAGTACCATGAGCTTGTTATAAAAAGGTGACTTAGTGAGCCTCACACAGCGCTCCATGAAATTCATTCTCAAAAGAGCGTCATCTGTGTTATAGATATAGGCGTCATTTAATAAGTCCTCACGCAAGTTATTAAGCTCTTGCCATAACTCACGCCCCACTATAATTTCCCCTGTCTCAATTCTGGCGTGATACTCCAATAGAAAGGAATTGTCAGGAGTCCATATTTTCTTTTCTTGTATTAACACGTTTTATCACCTTTGATACTCCGTATAACACACGCTTTAATAGATTGGCTCTATACTTTTTTTGAGTGGTGTGTTCACAGAAATCCTGACAGAATGTTTTTGCACACCCTGTATTCTTTTCAGGGTCACATAAATATACTTTCATGTCTTAACCTCAGCGTTTTCTCTAAACCATTTCCTTAAAGGTGACTCCTCAACTTCATCACCCTCCAGACGCTTGTCTCTGTAAATTACAGCCTCAATAACTTTTATACAGTTAATGTACTGCTGTAGAAATTCCTTGTACTGCTTGGCGGCTGGAGTACTACGCTGCTGCATATTGTTATTTGGATTGACCTGTATAAACGGCAGCTTTTTAAGCTCCACAAGTCGCTCCTCCAAAAATACAATCTCGTCAATAACATCACCAACCAGCTCCAGAGAGCCGTCAGGAATAATTTTTACAAGCTCCTCACGTCTACTCATCCTTTTTCACTTTCTTCTTTGTCGGTTTCTTCTCAGCCTTTTCCTCAGCCTCATCATCACCGGCAGCGCCAGCTGTTTCCTGATCAGCCTCAGTATTTTCCTCAGATTCCTCAGCCTCAGCAATTACCACAGCCACGCCAGCGCTTACTAACACCTTGGCTCTAGCCTCATCCACTTCAAATTCAGTATCTTCTGCAATATCCTGTTTAAGCGCCTTGTCAAAATAGTCCTGTGTTGCTTTTACTGTTACTCTCATTTTCAATACCTCCATGCTCTTTTTTTACGTTCCTCCAGTTTTTTCACTTGGCAGTGAGCCGCCATTAACAGCCCACTGCCTCACAAGAAAGGAGGAAAACAAGAAATTGTTATAATAATCGCTAAATAGCGTTATTAGCATTTTCATTTCAAAAAATCTCGTCAAAATTTCGATTCTGCGAGAATTAAG